TCAGCAAATCAACATTCGAGAACTTTAGTATCAATTCAGCAAGCATATGATCGTGTTACAGCTCGGTTTATTAGTATTGGTGTAACAACTCATATTTCAGGTATGGCTGTAGTTAAATATCAAAATGTAGACTATGTTGCCATTCGAAGAACAGCAAGTTCTTCAACATCGGCATTTAGATATTTTTCCGGTATTTCCAATATTACATCTGATAATTATTTAGTTACTGTTCATACAGATGACGTTGTTATTGTCAGTGAGATACCTGTTGTAATTGAGCAGCTAAGAACATCTGCGAATACTTCTGTGGATTCCAACGGTTTCATAAAAGCAGCATCACCAGTAGTTAAGCTATTTAACGACCATATCGAGCTCAATAATGATGCAAAAAAACAGCCGATTGAATTTAAGAGAATTGATGTTGGTGATTATTTACTAGAAGGTTCTTTAGGCTTTGCTCAGGAAGGCTGGTATATCGAAGTACCGAAAGATGCAAACGGCAACACAATCGTCGCAGTAGTGTATGACACCCTAGAAAATGGTGACATCTCAATTAAAACTTACAAGCGTAAGTTTGATTTTGAACTTGCTGCTGTTGTGGCAGATCACGAGAACCCAATGGACATTCCAGAAGGCCGCTGGATTGATATCCGTCTGCATGAAGAACCTGAACCAGAACCTGAGGTTGAAGAAACTTTGAGTGAAACACCAGTGGATTTCCAGCCTACTAACTTATCTCAGGCAGTTGCTGCAGCCATGAATGGCGTGGAACCGCCAGAAATCTCAGACACAGACGAAACACTTTAATAACCCGCTTAAAAAGCGGGTTTTTTATTGCCTAAATTTTGGAGAACCATAAATGAGTTCAGGCGCAAAAATTCGATTATATGCTTGTGAAGAAGCAGTTTTAGGAACAACTCCAGCAAACCCGATCTGGTACACAGTTCGCCGTGTAAGTGATGGTTTATCTGAAAATGTTTCTACTGAAGAAAGCAGTGAAGTGGTTGATTCACGTTTTCGACAAGGTGGGGTAGTTACTGAAGCAGAAGTAGCAGGTCAGTTAGAGTTTGAATTATCACTTGGAACATTTGATCTATTCTTAAGTGCTTTAGCCTTCAATAATTGGGCGGGTAACGCTTTAAGTTTTGGTGGTACGGTACGTAAGTCATTAACGCTGGTTAAAGTTTTCGAAGATGTTGGCCAAGTCTTTATTTATCGTGGAGTACAGGTTAATTCTGGTGAAATTACTATCCAGACCACGGGGAAAATCACTGGTAACTTTGGTCTTGTAGGTAGCTCGTTTACTCGTCAGCAAACTAACCCTGTAGTGAATCCGGTGGCAGCCTCAACTCGTCCGCTGGTGAGTATGCCGAACGTGGAAAACTTGCTTATTAATGGTCAATCAATTCAAGGTAAGGCTTGTCTACAGTCTTTGACTATTTCTATCAATAACAACCTTGAAGCGATCCGTTGTATTGGTTCAGGTAAATACACACCTGAGTTTTACATTGAAAAGATGATGGATATTGAAGCGAATGCTTCATTCATGTTCTCTTCAACTGCTGCAGGGTGGATTGATGCCATTAAAACCCGAGATGTGTTTACATTGACCTTTGATATTAAAGACAGCAAAGGCAGTAAATATTCGCTCAACTTCCCACAACTGGAAGTCATGGAAGCCAATCACCCGGATGGTGGGGGTGATGACATCATTACTGTAGACATCAACTTTGCTCAAGTTCGTACAGCTCCAACGATTGTACGTGCTCTTGTGTAATCAGCTTAATCAGTAACAAAGCCTATGAAATTCCATGGGCTTTTTTATTCCTAAAATTTCAGAGGTTGTTATGGCTTTAAAAGTCGGAATTATTAAAAGCTCAGACGTATCAAAATGGTGTGAATACAAGGGTGCTGATGGAGAGGTACAGGCAGAATTTAAAGTCCGTGGTATCGCTTATAAGCCTTTTCAGGTAGCTATTGAACGAGCAGGAAATCAGATCTCGTCTAAAGGCTATGATGTGATGGTCAAAGATGAAAATGCCAAGCTTTACCATGAATTGTTAATGGATGCTTGCGCCGCCCACTTAATCGAAGACTGGAAAGGTGTGGTATTTGCCGAAGTAGTGGATGGTAAAACTATTGAGTCTGAAAAGCCATATACACCTGAGAATGCCTCAAAGCTTCTTAATCTTGGTGATATTGGTATTTCGATCTGGCTATTTATTAAAGAACAGGCCCAGAAGATTCAGGAAGACGCAGACAAGGACAAGGCTTTAATTCTGGGAAAGTCATCGAGCTCTATAAGTACCAAAAGACCTATACGTCAAAAACGCCGCACGAAATCGAACAAATCAAGTTCTTAGGTGGCCACATTCCGGATCCGCCAGAATATTCTTATGCGGCTGATTCCATTCTTTCGGCTTTTAGTACTATTGCCAGATCCCGACGATATGAGCAGGGTATCCCGTTATCTTTAGATCAGCAGGCAATCAATGTCTATGCAGAGCATAATGATTTGCCAGTGGCTGCTCATATCTTTAATGACTGTATTTTTGCATTGGATAACTTGTTTTTAGATGAAGCCCATAAAAAAATAAATTCCAAGTCCTCAAAAAAGTAACCCTAGAGTTATTTACATATAATAACTCTAGGGTTATTATTATCTCATCAAGTTAATAAGGGATTGGTGTGAAAAGTCTGGATTTAATCAAAATGATTGAAGCAGATGGTTGGTATGAGGTTAGGGTTTCAGGAAGTCATCATCACTTTAAACACCCAACCAAAAAGGGGTTAGTTACAATCCCACATCCTAAAAAGGATTTACCAAACGGAACTGTTAAAAGCATTTTGAAACAAGCGGGTCTAAATTGCCCCGCTGTTTCCCGACTTTAAATACTATATCCCTTACAACTAATCATAACGCAGTGGGCGATATGTTTATGCCAAGGGCATGGAGTGTTGAGATGTTATATCCAATTGCAATTGAACGAGGATCAGATACTGAGGCATTTGGTGTCACTGTTCCTGATATTCCAGGTTGTTTTAGTGCTGGTGACACACTTGAAGAAGCTATTGAGAATGTTAAAGAAGCTATTTCAGGCCATTTAGAAATATTGGCTGAAGATGGTGAGGAAATCCCATTAGCTTCCGAACTAGTTAAATTTGTCGATGATCCTGAATATAAAGGAATGATCTGGGCGGTTACCGAAGTTGATGTTAGTCGTTATCTGGGTAAACCAGAAAAAATCAATGTTACTTTACCAAGCCGTTTGATTCGTAAAATTGATGAGAATGTAGGTAAAGGTAAGAGATATACTACTCGATCGGCTTTCTTGGCTGCTGGTGCTGAAAAACTTTTACATGCATAGCCTGATTTAAAAGACCACCTTCGGGTGGTCTTGCTTTATGTGACATTTATTAACCAGTTTGTTAAATTTAAAACAATTTATAACAAATGGTGAAAATTCATGAAAAAATTATTGGCTGCGGGTCTATTAAGTCTTGGATTAGTGGGGTGCGCTACAACATCTGGGTTGGCACCTAAAGTAACTACAAGTGGATTTGATGGATCAAAAAGAGTTTTTATTGATGGGCATAGTGTTGCATGTGATCAAATGGTTTGTCCTTTAATAGGCGCGATTTGGTTAAGCAATAACCCGAATCTTGTAGGGTTAAAGATATCAGTTATAAATTCAATCGTTTCTATAAACTCTGTTGATTTGAATATTGATGGAGAAATAATCAAATTAAGAGAAAACACTTTAACGGATTTTTCAACTGGTACTTTATTGGAGTCTAGCAAAGTATTTGTTACTGATTTAACCGTAGTGGATAAAATTCTTAATTCAAAAAGAGCTTGGATTCGAGTTAATACTAGCAAGGGACTAATCGAAAATCCGATTATTGATGGTTCTAAGGATAGTAAGGCTTACCACGCATTAAAACGCTTTAAAGATCAAGTAAATACTGTTAAGTAAAGCTTTGAAGTAAGTAAAAGAAATGAAACCCGCGCAAGCGGGTTTTTTTATTGCCTAGAGGAAAAGTAAGATGGCACAAGAATCCCGTTTGGTCATTGTTATTGATTCGCAAAATGCTGAACGTAATGCGCGTAATCTAGGCAATGAACTGGATAGCATTGAGCGTAAAGGTGATTATGCTTCTAAGTCTATGGACAGCTTGTCTGTAGCCACCAGAGCTTTAGCTGGACACATGGCTGGTTTATTAACAGTAGGTTCAGCCATTTCAAAGATGGATACATATACTGGATTACAAAATCGCCTTAAGTTAGTCACTAACAATCAAGTTGAACTAAATAAAGCAACGGAAGACACTTTCCGAATTGCTCAAAAAACCTATTCAGCTTGGGATTCTGTGTTACAGGTTTACCAGCGTTTTAGTGATAATGCCAAGACTTTAAACCTCACAATGGATGACACAGCACGTTTAACTGAAACAGTTTCTAAAGCTGTAGCAATTAGTGGTGCAAGCGCAGAAGCTGCTGATGCAGCTTTAGTTCAGTTCGGGCAGGCCTTGGCTAGTGGAACGTTGCGTGGAGAAGAACTTAATTCTGTAATGGAGCAAACCCCAGCATTAGCTAAAGCAATTGCTCAGGGTATGGGTATTACTGTAGGTGAATTACGTTCAGTAGCAGCTGAAGGAAAAATTACTTCACAGGAAATCGTGAAAGCACTTAGAAATGTCCAAGATGAAGTTGATGCTCTTTTTGCTAAAACTGACATTACAATTGGTCAATCATTAACTCTACTTAATAATGAAATTACTAAATTTGTAGGAGAGGCTGGTAAAGGAAGCGGAGCAGCACAGGCTTTATCAGGATCGATTCAGTTATTAGCAAATAATTTGAATTTAATTGCAGACAGTGCATTTGCCATAGGTATTGGCTTAATGACAAAAGCCGTTTTAACAAAAACGGTTGCTGTACAAGCGAGTATTGCTGCGTCAACCAAACAAGTGTTTGCCACAATTGCTGAACGTAATGCAAATATTGCAGCAGCAAAAGCTGAGGTGGAATCTGCGCTTGCCGAAGCACAAAGTACGCAGGTGACACTAACGAACATCAAAGCTACTCATGCTCAGATCATGGCAGAAATAGAACTCGAAAAAGTTCGTTTAAAAGCCCAAATCACTGAACAAGGTCGCACGGCTACCATCACACGAATGGCTCAGCTAGGACGATTACAAGCTCAAGTTGCGTTAGAGGTTGCTGCCGCAGAAACAGCTCAATCAGCATCATCTGCAAGATTATCAGCAGCCTTAACAGCGCAATCTGTTGCTACAAGTCGTTTAGCTTTGGCAAAGTCAGCGCTTATGGCGATTTTTAGCCCAATGGGTTTAGCAATTGCAGCAACAGCCGCATCTTTCTATTTACTAAGCAGCAGTTCGGATGAAGTCAAAGAGTCCCTTGCAACACAATCTGACTCGGTTAGTGATTTAACAGATAAGTACATAAAGTTAAATACTGTGCAAGCATTAACAGAGGGTGTGCGGTTACGCAAAGAGATTGAGCAGCAAAATGATGCAATTGATGATGCTAGTGGAGCTATCAAACGTTTTGCTTATATCCAAAAGGAATTATTTAAATTATCTGGCAGTGATTATGAAGATTATCAAAATGCCATTAAGTCTATTGCTACAGGTGCAAGCGATGCAGGTGATCTCTTAAAAAAGATGATTTCTTCTGGTCGTTTTAGTCAGACTCAAATTGATAAACTTATTGAGTTCTCTAGTGCAGTAGCAGAATCAAAAAATAAGATTGAGCAGGGTAATACTGCTCTAAAACTCTTAAATGCTACTTCTGGACAACATGTTGATGTAACGGCCGAATCAATTAAGCAATTAACAATTCAAACAAACTTAACAAAAGTCGCTACTCAAAATTTCACTGACATGAAAACACAAATGCTTGATTCATTACGAGCACAAGTGGAATTCATTCGGTTAAATGGTGGTAGCGAAGAACAAGTTAAATCGTTGAATAAGGTAATCCAGGCATATTCTTTAAATCAAATTTCAGCAACTGATGCTGTGAGTAAGTTCAACAGTACCGCCAAAGTTCCGGTTGATAACATTAAGAAATTGCAAGAATATGCCATTAAAACGGATCAGTCTAAAATTGCGTTAAATCAGGCTAATGCTGAGCTGAAGAAACAAAACGACTTGCGTAATGAGTACCTAAAACAACATCAAACTGTACTTGGTGCTCAACAAGGAGAAACAAATGAATTAAATAACCAAGTCGCTGCACAAGAAAAGCTAAATAAATTACGAGACAATGCCAACAAAGATAATCTGAAAAATGATTTTCTTATAAAAAACACTAAGGCATTTGGTGGTGGCGAAAAGGGTCTTGATAAGGCGCGTGCGGCATCAGAGTTTTATACCGACAATAAAATTCCGATGACTAGAAGTTTAACTGGTCAGGAATATGCAATTTTTGAGGCTTGGTATAAGAAGCAGAAGGAAGTCAAGGACTTACAAGAAAGCATTTCTGAGTCTACCAGAAAGCAAACAAAAGAGGTTGAAAAACAAACCAAAGAGTCTGCCAAACAAGCTGTTCTACTTGCGGGGAATAATGAGCGAGTGAGAAATATGCTTCGGGTTTACCAATCCTTCCGTAATGCAGGCTTAGGCGATAAACAAGCTCGTGTAATGACAGCTCAAGTTGGACGAGAGACTGATTTTAGAAATGAGGCAATGTTTGGTAGTCACAAAGATGCCAATAATGGTTATACCAACACAGGATTTTTATCATGGCAAAAAAGTCGCTCAACTAAATTAATGCAGTCTTTACAAGGGCAAGGAGTCTTGGATAAAAACGGTAAAATCCAGCAAACTCAAGATGCATTGGATGCAATGGCTAAACATGCTGTGCAAGAGGCGATGACCGATAAAAGTTATAGTAAATCTAAAGCAGCTCTTCTTAATGACGATTTAGACTATCGAAGTTTAGAGAGAATTGTTGCCAAAAATTTTGTTGGCTGGGACTATGACGGGAAAAAGCTTGGCAAAGCTAAAGCTTCACAGCATTTAGCCAAACAAGACTCTTACTATAATCAGCTTAGTAAAATTTTAGGAGATAACCCCGAAGCAGCCTCAAAAGCAATCGGCGATCTTTCGAAGTTCGAAGATGAAGCATATAAGGCACGTGCTAAAACTCTTGAGGAAGTTAAGCAGCTACAGGCAACATATGATTCAGAAACAGTTGCTAGAAGCAAAAAACGTGAGGAGGAAATCAACAAAGCAACCATTTTAGGTCAATCAAATTTAATCCCAAAAATTAATGAGCGTTATGATGCTGAAGACAAGTTAGCTCAGAAGCAATTTGATTTTGAAGTAAATGGTTATAAGTGGACTGAAGAACAAAAGCTTGATTACACATATGAAACTAATTCTTTGCGATTAGTTGCTGAAGGCAAACTCTCTGAAGATCAAAGAAAGGTTGCTTTAGATGGCCTGAAATTGCAAAAGCAGCAAGAGTTAGGATTACTAAAACTTGCTCAAGAGCAACGTTTGTTTCAAGCTAAATTATTCTTGCTTTCAGAAACTGAGGCAATGCAAGAACGCTACCGATTGGAGCGAGAAGAAATTGCCAAAACGGTAAAAGATGAGGAGGAAAAACGTAAGCGACTGGCATTATCACGTGATCAAGAACGATTAGAAGCACTTGATCGTGCAGCAAAAGCTGGTCAAGCATGGGGTGGTATTCAAGCTGATATGAATGGCAGTGGTGAGTTCTATAGACTAGATCAAGAACGATCTAGCCGCCTAAGTGCCGCGACAAATCTACTTGATAGTCAGCAAGGTGTGGTTAATTTAAATGAACAAAATTCTATTGAGGCTTTAAACGCACAATTTGAGCAACAGCTTATAAGTCAGCAGGATTACGAAAATCAGAAAACAGCTATCATTCAAGCTGCTCAAGATCAACGTAATCAGATTGCTGCCGAATATGCAAAGAATGCTCAGGATATTGAAGATAAGTATCAGCAAGACCGCTTGAACACTCAAATTGCATTTGGTGGCCAAATGATGGGTTCTCTTACATCTATGTTTGGTTCAATGTTTGGAGAGCAATCTAAAGCATATAAGATCATGTTCGCCGCTGATAAAGCTTATGCGATTGCAGCTGCTGGTATTGCGATTCAGCAAAGCATTGCTCAGGCAGCAAAGGTAGGTTTTCCAACAAACATTCCTTTGATTGCTAGTGCTATTGCTCAAGGTGCAAGCATCATTGCAAACATCCGGGCAATTAAAGATCAAGGTTTTGCTGAAGGTGGTTATACAGGTCGGGGTGGGAAATATGAAGTTGCTGGAGCTGTGCACAAAGGTGAGATTGTATGGTCCCAAGAAGACATTAAAAGATGGGGCGGTGTTGGTTTAGTTGAGAAAATGCGTAAGAGTGCAAACCCTGAAGCTTTTCTCAATAACAATGCCTCGGCAGATAGTGTCATGCGCCGTGCATTGATGAGTTCTAATGCCTTTATAGAAAGCCAAAAGCAAGCTGACATCTTTAATCAACCGGTTCAAGATACTCAGATTATCTATAAAGGTAATAGAGACACACCTAAGTTGGCGTCTTCGGCAAATTCTGACTTATTCCATGATGGCAAGGTCTACTTCTCATCCAGTGGTTTAGTTCAGGATCGTTCAAATCTGGATGATGTTCAAGACTTCACGATGGGTAAAGCTGCTCGACCTCAAGCTGAGATTATGCCTTCAATTGAGCCTGCTTCACCGACAATCAATTTCAAGATTGAAGTCGTGAATCAAGTCAGCGGTGCAACTGTTGAAGCTGAACAACTGGATGAGCAAACAGTCCGGATCATTGTTACAGATGAACTGGATAAGCAGCTTCCAAGAAAGGTACCGAAACTTGTAAGTGACCAAATCGCAAATCCAAACTCAACCATTAGTCGGTCTTTGACTGAGAATACGACAGCAAGACGGAATCGTTAATCAATAAAACCACCTTTCGGGGTGGTTTTTTATTACCTGAAGGAAAGTTATGTACAAGTTAAAGCTAAATCCTCAGACCAGCGGCTATGGCGTAACACCGGGTGATGATGTGAAACGTCAGCAGATGGATGGTGGGCGTGGTCGCTATTACATCGATGTAAAACGTAATAGTCATATTGTCGATGTGAACTGGAATTTAAGTAAATCCGATTTTAATAAAATGATGGCGTTCTGGCGGGTCTACCAGAATAAGCCAGCTTCATTTTATGCGGATCTGGTGATTGATCAGGGGGAACGTCAGCAATATCTATGCAATTTCATTCCAAACTCGTTCAAGACCAATGAAGTCAACGGCAACCTTTACCGGGTAAATGCACAGCTCGAAGTTGTTCAAAACCAGCCTAACCTGAATGCCGATATAGCATTAATTAAAGATTGGGAGGTCTAATGGATAACGAATATGCCGAATTCTTTTTCAATCGAAAAGTTGATATTTATCAACTGGAATGTATTGAACTCTCACACCCTTCTTTTATGAATACTTACCGGGTAGTCCGTAATGATGACCGAGGGGTGTATGTTCAGCACAATGAAGGTGAAGGGCAGGTGCTTTATGAATACCTGCCTATGACAATTCAAAGATCCGGAATGCTGGGCGATCTAGACCAGACTTTAACAGTCTCTATTTCAGGTCTTGGTGATATTTTGCCGGATGAGTTTGAACGGGTAATAGAAGGTCAATTTCCGGATGTAAAACCAACAGTTAATTATCGGCTTTATAGTTCAGATAATTTAAATACACCGATGCATTATCTGCTTGGCTTACAACTCGCCGGTGTTTCAATGAACCATAAAGCTGTGACGTTCAAAGCTGAATCTCCACGATTAAATACCGCTAAAACTGGAGATATCTTTGCACTAGACCGCTTTACTGGTCTCAAGGGGGCTATATGAAAAGTCATGATCATTTGCTTGATAGACAATATGACGAGGAAAACTACAACTGTGTTCATTTTGCTCATGAAGCTGCATTGGATCTATATGGAATAGACCGGGTGGAAGCACTTGAATTTTTTATGAAGCCTATTAAAGAAAAGGTATTTCTACCATCAAGGTTAAAACTTTTAAATCCACTGCCCATGCCCAAGGAAGGCTGCATAGTCGCCTTTCACTCGAGATACCGAAACAAGCCCCCACATGTGGGGCTTTTTCGTTTGGGCCGTGTTCTACATTTGATGGAAGGCGGAGTTACTTTTTTATCCGAAGAAGTGATCAAGGCAATGGGTTTTAGTCGGGTCAGTTACTATGATTAAGATTATTTATAAAAAAGATGCTTTGTCTGAAGAAAAGACGATTGAGCAGGCTCAAACCATCGGACAATGGCTTACTTCAAAATATGATTATATGCCTGAACATGTCCGTATTTTCCATACGACAAGTAATATGGATCATGCCGAAATTTCATTTGCGAATGAAGTCACGCCGAAAAATGCATATGAGTTAAAGCAGCTTGATTTCTTACCAGGTACTTTTATCGTAATTGAGAATCCTAAAGGTATTGAGCTTGGTGCAGCTGCATGGGCTGCTATTATCTCATTGGTTGTGGGGGTGGCAGTTGCATTATTAATGCCAGTACCTTCAATTACACAAACAAACCAAAATAACAACCAGTCTTCATCTGCAAATAACGAATTATCCAATCGTGAAAATAAAACTCGTGTAAATGGCCGGATTGCTGATAACTATGGAGCCGGGTGGAACACACCCGACCTAATCGCAGTGCCTTACAAAGTTTATGAAAATAACGTTGAAGTTGAACACGTTGTCGGTTGTATTGGTCGTGGTCACTATAAAATTAACGGTGCATATGACGGTGAAACCAATATTGTCGATATTGCCGGTGCATCGGTAGAAGTCTATCGACCAGGCGTTGATATTGTCTCGGGTGAGCCATATTTCTCGCTTGGTACCGAAATTACCACGCCGCCACTAACGGTTCAGCATCAAACTTCTGTTAATGGCCAAGTTCTCCGTCCAGCTGATACACAAAGCTTGGAAGGTACCAACTATCTTCTTTTTGCATATCCTAATGAGATCCTGCGGGCATCTGCAAACAATACGGATTTAACCACTAAGTTTGTAAGTAATGACCGGGTAGAAATCACCAATGCCTCATTCACGTTTAATGGCCAGACTTATGATTTAAACGGCACTTACAGCGTTTTATCGGTAGCTGATGATCGGATGGCTTTATCTAATCCAGCAGCAGTTAATCCAAATTGGTTAAAGCTAAGGGAATTATCAAATCAGCAAACTAGTGCTTTATCTCCAAAGCTTTCATCTATTGGAGAGAAGTGGATTGGTCCATTCATTTTGGACAATATTGAACGTAGTCGGGTGCTATGTAACTTTGTGGCCACCAATGGACTTTATACCGTTTCTGCAGGCGGAAATCAGGGCGCTGTTAATGTCACGATTGAAGTTGAAGTAACCCCGGTTAATGAATCTGGTGCAGCTATTGGTAATCCAATGCTGAAGCAGATCATTTTGAAAGGCTCGGCAAAGTCACGTCAGACCGTTGGTGCAACGCTGGATATGGTGACATTTCAGGGACGCTGTAGTGTCCGTGCACGCCGTTTAACTCCAACACCGGCGGTTACAACGGTAGTAGATGAAGTAAAGTGGCAGGCGCTTTACGGTGCTTATCCTTTGCAAAGCACAATGTATGAACATGAAACAGTTTTTCGTGCACGTACTTATGCAACCACTGGAGCTTTATCTGTTAAGTCACGCAAGATTAATTTTGATCTGCAGCGGATGTTGCCGACCTATAAAAATGGGGCTATGACGACAGAGCTATTTCCAACATCAAGCTTTGCTGATGCATTGGTTTCAATGGCACTGGATGACAAGATAGGCCGCCGTACGATCGACGAAATAGATCTGGAAAATATCTATCGGACTTATAACGATGTAGTTGATTATTTTGGTACACCACTTGCGGCTGAGTTCTGTACTACGATTGATGATACAAACCTATCTTTTGAAGAGCTGGTCACCAATCTTTGTGATGCCGTGTTTTGTACTGCATATCGTCAAAATAATAAGCTCAAGCTTTATTTTGAACGTCCAACTGACAACTCGGTAATGCTATTTAACTTCAGGAATATTATTCCTGATAGTTACAAGCATGATCTTACCTTTGGCGTGATGGATGACTACGATGGACTGATCTATGAATACACGGATCCGGCCGACGATAGCCGTATCAATATCTATTTGCCGGACAAAGGAGCAAAGAACCCGAAAGAAGTGAAGTCTGTTGGTGTACGGAACAAGTGGCAAGCTCATTTCAATGCGTACCGGCTCTGGAACAAGCTTCGGTTCCAGCGTAAATCCATTACCTTTGATGCAGCACCTGAATCAGAATTACTGGTTTTACGTGACCGGATCGCTGTAGCTGATTATCGCAATGGTATTCATCAAAGCGGGGAAGTGGTACAGCAAGAGGGTTTAATCCTCACCTTAAGCCATGATGTAGATTTCATTGCAGGCAAGAGCTATGTGATTTATTTGCAAATGGGGGATGGTACCGTGGACCTGATTCCCGTTACGCCGGGTTCAGCCAAAAATAAGGTGATTTTAGGGCGTTTACCGAACGGGGCCTTAAAGCTTAGTCCTGATGATTTTGTGAATACTATCTACACGGTGGTTAATGACGATACCAAAGGCTCATTGCCTTATCTGGTAGCGAAAAGAGAACCGGCTGACCAGTTCTCTAATACCATTACTGCAATTAATTACGATGAGCGCTATTACCTCAACGATAAAGACTTTATTGATGTACCGGTTGATGATTCACCGATCTACATTCGATATGACCAGCTTGATATTAATCTCGCACGTTTATATCAAATGCAAAGAGGTGATTTACCAACGACTGGAGAAATTAGCTTTGTAGTTGAAGCTGGTGCGCTGGTTTCAAGCTCAAGTTCTTATCGACCGGAAACCAGATTTGTCTATAAATTCGACTATAAGTCTAGTCCTGCAAAACGAGAGTATATCGTTCCAGCTGCCTCAGAATTACCGGCGATAGATACAGGGGAGTTCCCGCCTGATCTGGTGGTGAATCTAACCATTAAAGGCGCTGTTGTTGGACGTGGTGGAGATGGCGGGTTGCCACATCTAGCTTACGGAGATTGGGAAAAAGATTCAGACTTCAATTTTACCAAAACCCGGCGTGATGGTTTTCAGGGAGCACCAGGTTTATTGAACCGGCACAGCAAACTAAACCTGATTATCGATGGAGGGACGTTAGCTCGAGGTGGCTCAGGTGGTGGAGCAACACCAAGTGGTATTTACACTGGATCATCTTATGGGGTTCAGGGAATTCCTGGTGGTGCTGGAGCACCATTTGGTCGGGTCATGACTGGACAGCCGATTTCAAATGACTCACAAGATTATCGCCTCTATCTGGAGAGTTATTTATTGGTTATGAAAATCACTGATGCTGAAGCTTCGGTACCCGGTAAAGGTTACCGAACCCAAAATGACCGTTATGGGTCTCCATTATCAGGCGATGGCGGAAACTGGGGCGAACGTGGCACCAAGTCTACCAATGATGGAACATGGAACTGGCAATACCATGGCACAACTGAAGGTCAGCCGGGGCCGGGTGGACCTGCAATTGTTGGGGTGGCACCGCTTACAACTCAATTGATTAATGGGGGGAAAATCTTACAAACCCTTTAAACCTTATAAGAACTTTGAGCACCCAATTCGGGTGCTTTTTTATTGTCTAAAAATATCTGGAGAGATTTATGGAACCAGTTTCCACAAGCGGTTTAACAGCAATTTTAAAATTTTATGGTGCAGCAATAATGGTGACTTTAGCAGTCGGTTTGGTTGCAGCAGTGGTATTAATGACACGTATGCCGCGCTCACCACAAGAGTGGGCAGTGGGCTTGATCTGTACTGTTGTATCAAGTCTTGCTGGCGGCTCATTCATTATTGTGAAGTGGGGGCTTCATGAATGGGTTACTGATGTATGGGGGATGATTGCACTTGGTGGATTCTTCTTTATTTGTGGGATTCCGGGCTGGGCCTTGGTCCGATGGATCTTTAATTTTATTGATAAACAGGAAGGTAAGACAATTGTTGAAGTAATTAAAGAAGTTAAGAAAGCTAGAAAAGACATCGAAAACAGTTAATGCCGCCTTAGGGCGGTTTTTTTACATCTGAAGGAAACTGAAATGAACATTGAACAATATCTTGATGAATTAATTAAGCGTGAAGGCGGGTATGTAAATAACCCAGCTGATCGGGGCGGTGCAACTAAGTATGGAATTACTGAAGCAGTTGCTCGAGCAAATGGATTCAAAGGTAATATGCGAGATTTACCTCTGGATGTGGCCAAAGCAATTTATCGCAAAAACTATTGGACTGCTCCACGTTTTGATCAGGTTAATGCAATTTCCTCTGCTGTAGCTGAAGAGCTTCTAGACACTGGTGTGAACTGCGGTACCGGATTTGCAAAACCACTTTTACAACGTGCATTAAATTTGCTGAATAATCAAGGTAAAGCTGGGTATGCAGATTTAAAAGTTGATGGCGTTTATGGTTCAAATACTTTGGGTGCTCTAAAAACCTATTTGGCCAAGCGTGGGAAAGAAGGCGAGAAGGTTTTAGTCCGAGTGCTGAATATTATGCAAGGGCAGCGTTACATCGAAATCTGTGAACGTAATCCTAGTCAGGAACAATTTTTCTATGGATGGATTTCTAACCGGGTTTCAACATGAAATTTCTAATTTCGCTGTGTCGTCCTTCATAAAAAATGTACCGCTCAAATGATTGGTAACCATGTAAAATTAGATAGCTTAGTAAAGCTCTTCAGGAGGGCTTTACTCTATCAAATTGTACTAAGACTGCAATTTACTTTTAAGTTGTAAATAAATGTTTAAAAACGCTAATATGACTATTTAGTCATTTATTTTTTATAGCTCAAACAAATAACGATTAAATTATTTAATAAAACGTACTTTAATTTTAAATGAATAAATAAATATCAATATGTTATATTGAAAAAAAGAGGAGGGATTTATTTCTAATTTTTTATTAAAAT